ACTTTTCTCAAAAGTGGATTAGATGTCCAAACTAATTACATTTGTTGCTGAACGCTGCTTTCTTTTACTACGTTTCGGTAAATTCATGTCTCCTTGTAATTCTTTTAAATCACTAATACTTATTGTACTATCGTTGTTAGAAGGTTGTTGTGCATTTTGTTCTTGAATATTAATCGTCTTTGTTTTTAAACCAGAGAGAATATCGTTTAAATCACTGGGACCCTTCATTTCTGGACGACCGGAAGAAGATGATGCTGGGCGACGTCCAGTTTCCCGAAATTGAATTCCATCATCTTGAAAATTACTGCGACTCATGTTTGCATTCATGTTCATGGACGAACTATTGTTTCCAGGACGATGCATCGGTGGTGGAACCGCACTAGGTCCTTGAGTAGCCATAGGGGGTGGAGGCCCACGACCAGAAGGTACACCAGGTTCTGGACTCATCATATTATTCATAAAACCAGAAAACCCTGGATTGGTTTGCGCCATGGAATTCACGGCAGCACTCTGGAAAGAACGCATTAAATCAGGGTTTTGTCTTAGTATATCGTCCATTCCAGGCATTGCCGACTTGAACATCGTATTGGTCATATGAACCATCATTGCACTACCACCTAATTGGAAAAGTAATTTAAGTTCTGGCGCCATGGAGGCCTTGGTTTTGTATTTCTCATATAATTCAGCAAAAATATCGTCATAATCATTTATATTTTCATTGACTTGGTCACTCCATCCATCGAGTTTAATATCAAAAGGGTCAAATTTACCGTTTAAGAATTCAATACCATTAATAACGGCCATTAACATGTTGCCTTGAAATTTCACAGAGTTTTGTTTGGCCTTTTCTTCCATGATTGTTTCATATTCTCCTTGCATTTCTGCTAAAGGAGAATCCATGTTGTATTTTTTGGATAATTCAACCCCTTTTTTCTCTAAAGCTTCTAATTTTCGTAAAAACTTGAACTTTTCTCTCAATAATTCCTCTTTGGTTAGCTGAGGTTGAGAAGAAACATTTTTATCTGGATTCATAGGAATGTTATTGAATTTTCCATATCCATCCCATGTTTTTGACTGGTCTTCTACTCCAGCAGTAGATTCGCCAATAGTAGGTTCTTCACGAAAACGAACATTTGGTCTTTCCTCTGATGCACCAAAGAGAGAAGAACGAGGTTGAAAGGAAGAGGAAGGAATATCCATTGGTGTATCTTCAACCAAATCGTTCAATTCATTCTCTAAATTTGTAAGATCTTCTAAATCAATATCACCAGAGCTTCTGCTATTTCCTTCTTTTATCTTATCATTCATTAATAATTCAATCCCACCGCCAAAATTACTAGGTCTATTTTGGTTCCAGCCATCATCTAAATTCAAACTCGAAATCTCAATAATATCAGCCATTTATTATGTATGAATAAGAACATTTATTTTTAAGTAGTACGAATTAATAACATATATTTCCACTTTTTATCCACTTTTTATCCACTTTTTATCCACTTTTAGAAAAAGTGGAGCAAAATCCAGAATAAAACCCAGAAGAAAAACCTTAAGAATATTACTAAGGTTTTTGCTCCACTTTTTCTAAAAGTGGACTAAAAGTGGACTAAAAGTGGACTAAAATACTTTTGTTACTTTATGATTGATAAACCAAAGTCCTTGTAAAAAAGAATCCGCTAAATCATCTTTTTTTTTATGAGCAGCAAATAAATCAGCTTTGTCTTGAAAACGATGATCACTGCTCACAATCTCTAAACATTTGGAAATACCTAGTTTTTTTCTTTCACCATAACTGAGTTTCTTAGTCTGAGTAGGTACAGAAAATTCCTTCAGTTTATTGATAGAAGAAATAAATTCAATGGTATCAACACCTACATCACTCATAATGAAATATTGTGCAATCATTCCTTGTACGGTTTTCATGCGATTCGCAATCGGACTAATTTGATTTTCAATAATAACATAATCAATGTGGTCTTCACCGCTAAACAATGCATTAAAACGTGACATAATATTGATACCAATCGTAATCAAGTCTGTATTAGAAGCCTTGGAACAAACTATTTCCTCCAAACAAGTATTGTGAATATAATCATGAATAATAGAAATAAGCTCCGTTTTTTTAACATTTTTTGAATAAGGAATCTTGTATTTGTCTGCTATTTCCAATAATTTTTGAATTTTTTGTTTGTTAATAAAAGTAGTTTTGAGTTCCGCATTTGGTATTAAAAACGATTGTTTTTTGGAATGTTTTAAACAAAAGCATGTATTGTTTTTTTGAAATTTGGCTGGTTTTCCACAAACCTGGTTTTTATCAACAAAACTACAATGTAATGATTGTTTTTCACAAATGTTAATAGAGTCCCATTGTTTGATGCAAAAATGTTCTGAATTTTCCGGTTTTTCAAAAAGACAAAAGGCTAAATTTTTTATTCCAATATCAATACTCAATATTTTCATAATACTCTTCTACTATATATTATTGGTAGTATAATAGTATAATACTAAAGAAACCTTTTAGTATTATATTGTTTCAAATACAATCTATATTTTACTATACTTTACTATTTATCGTTGAAAAGATTCTATTTGTTTTAATGAAATAGAAGGAGCAATCATTTTTGCATTTAATTGTTCTCTACTTAAATAGGGATTTTTCAAATCACTAGTAGGATAACCATAACCAGGTTGAGACCCATCAAAGGTTGATTTATATAAATAAGGTACATTTGTTGCAGGATCATTGGAAGTATTATAATGAGGATCTAATCCAAGGTCATAACAAGCCTCTAAATTGTTATACTTCATGATTTGAAGACCGTTATTTTGTAAATATTGTCTATATGACCAATTGTTTTGAATTCCTTCTTGTTTTTGAATTCGTTCATTAATAACGGCCTCTGGCTGCCAGGAAGCATAATTTCTACCATCCGCCATAATGGGAGGGAAATTAAAATGAATATTATTCGAACCACTATAACAGGTTGCCCAAGACATTGCTATATTACATTATGATAATATAATTTCTGATTCATTATTTATTTTTATATTTTATTCATTTATTCCCAGTAATTTCAACAATTCAGTTTTTTTTAGTTTATTTGCATTTGAAACAAGACCTTTTTCCAATACAACATTTCTTAATTTTGTTTGTGACATATTTTTATAATCAATAATGGATTCCTCTAAATCAGGAATCGAAATGGTTTTTAAATCCATTGTTTTTGAAACTATCGTTTCCAATTCTTTTACTTCTTCAAAGTTTTCTAAAACTTCGTCATTATCTTGAGAGTCTAAATTAATTTTCAATACCTTGATATCATTTGATTCTTTTTCTTCATCATCTTCGTAAACATCATCTTCGTAAACATCATCTTCGTCAACATCATCTTCGTCAACATCATTTCCAATATTTAGTTTGACTACATCCTCGTCATCCTCTTCCTCGTCATCATCCTCTTCGTCATCCTCTTCATCATCCTCTTCATCATCCTCTTCATCATCCTCTTCGTCATCCTCTTCATCCTCCTCATCTTCATCATCTGAAACAGCAATCAATGTTTGATTATCTACTTTTGATACAAGTGGTGCAAAACCACTATTATCTGCAACAGCTCCTCCACTAGCATTGGTATAATGAATAAAGTTAAAACGTAGTACATTGAGCTCTTCCGCTAAAGAAGATACTAAACTAAGCATAGAGGCAATTTTATGGTTTTGTTCTCTAAATTTATTTTCAAAGTAAATAACCAATAATGCTAATAACAAAAAGACTATAGCTAAAATCATAAAAAAAGAAGGTGTTAATAATTCACTAAAAACAGACATTTCTATTACAAAGAGAGGATATATTTAATTTTGAAAAATTAACGAATATAATCGACCATTTAGTTATTTCTTAAACTCTCTATGATTTCCTCTGGATAATCCATATCTTTCAATACTTTAATGCCTCCTCTGACTTTGGATATACCTTTAGATAAAAGATAGGTATAACGAAAATTTCCTATATTTTCCATGTTTTTATTGGAAGAATCATCCACTTTCATGTGATAATTCACAATTTGTTCATTCTTCTCTAATGTTTCACAAACATTATAATAATGGGTAGTCAACAAAGTAGAAACATGTTTATGTTTGACTAAATAATTCATAAAAGAAATCGCACTCACTGCTGCCTCCTCCGGATTTGTACCGGAATACAATTCATCAAAAACACAAAAATGACTCTCTGTTTTTGTTTCTTGAATCGATGTAATAATTTCTTTGCATCTACGGGCTTCTGCTTGAAATAGACTATCCCTTCCAGAAGTATCTGGTATATTTAAATAACAATGAAGATGATCATATGGTTTCAATAAAGAACCAGAATCATAAAATCCACAACCAAATTGTTGAGATAAAATAACATTAATCAATGTGGCTTTTAATACTGTTGTTTTACCGGATGCATTTGGTCCAGTAAGAATCATATTTTTATTCATCTTTACTGTATTTTTTACTGGATTTCTCTCTTTCAAGGCAGCATAATAATTACCTTTAAAAGTATTTTTCTTTTTGTTCTTTGTAAAGGAAACAAAATGAATCTTTTTCTCAACCAGGTTCTTTTTGATTCCATGCAAACAATCTATGTAACCATTAAAACCAAAAGAATACAAGAGAGTATCCTCGTATACTTTATTACTATGAATTTCATAAAATTGTTTCAATACATATCCGATTTCAGTGACCTTAAAAAAACTCAATTTGTATTCAGATATAATTGAAAGTTTCCTTTTTAAATCTTGTAAAATCGCTACTTTTTCAATTAAAGTCTGATTGAATTCTTTGTATGTTTTTAATGGATTAGCATGGATTATGTAGTGATTCATTGATTCAATACTAGTGTCCAAGTAGTTAGTAAGATCTTTCAAATAGGAATGAATACGAA